CCCGGCGCTGATGATGGCAGGCGATAACAGAAAGGAGCCAAATTGATGGACACAGCGAAATGCAAAACCTGCAAGTATTGCAGACAGTACTATATGGGCGGTGCGAAAATAGTCAGCACTTGTTATTGGACTCTTCACAAGTGTGAAGATGTAAAACAGGCCGATTGCAACCACATCGAAAAGGAGGGCTAAACAATGATTGTTGATCTGATTCTTGACCGCAAATTCGGCAGCAGCTACAGCCCGAAAGAGTTCCGGCGCCGCGTAGCTGAATACGGCGAGACCTGGCCAGAGATGGCCGCGCCGATCCTCGAGGCGATGGACCACGGCACCGACGGCACCATAAAAGCCGCCCTGTGCCAGTATGTTATCGGGAACGAATACAATCCGGAAATCTGTGATTATATCTGTTCCGTCAGATGGGCTGCAGGAATCGAACCCGGCGAGGTTTATGAGCAGTTCGGTGTTCTGTGGGTAGTAGACCGGATTTACAAGGTAGACCCGGAAATCGTGAAAGAGTTCGAGCTGTGGCACGATACCCGGATAGAGTCCCACGTTATCAGCGCTTACAGCGGATATCAGGGAATGCGTGAAATGAAATGCGCATATACAGACGAGATGTCAAGCAACCTGTGGCCTGTAGTGCAAAGCCGCATAGCTTAATCAAATACGCTGACCTATCGGCATGACGGGGAGAAAGGACTTGACCATGTACGACAAAGAAAGAAAAGACGCGGAAGTTATGACCCGCGTAGCCGCATACAGAGAGGCCGCCAGCCTTTACCCGATCATCTCAAAGATTGTTTGGCAGTTTGATGGCAAATGCTTCAACTGCAAACTGCAAAACGCTATTCAGGCAGCAGGGCCAAGGGTTTACATTGAGAAGCGTTACAGATGGCTTGAGTTCACGCTTTACCTTCGGAACGTCTCCGGCGGTTTCGTAATCGCACAGATTCCGCTTGAGTCGATGCCAGACGGCAAGCGGATCCCCGCCGCGCTGATCCTTGAAAGCATGAGAGAGCACCGCCAGAGCTTTTTGAAACAGGCTGCCGACCTGGAAGAATCTATGGACCAGGTAGAATTCCTCGAGATGCAACTTGAGCACTTCAGAGACCAGATCCAGAAAATCCGCGACTCGATCCCGTCCGAGATCCGGAGTATCTACCGACTCAACTACAACGTCAGCCGTTAATCAGACAGACAGCCCGCCCCGGAGGTTACGAGGGCAGAAAGGGGAACAGATGAAGTATTTTATAAACATGCTGCTGATTCTGCTTGTAGACTACGAGGAATTTTCAGATTGACATACTCAGCAGGCAGATGATAAACTGACAGTATCGTGAAAGGAGATACACCCATGACTGCAAAAGAAATCATTGAATCCGGCCTTTATAACCAGGCTGTCGCCCTTATGGACGACGACATTCGCGAAGAACTTCACAGACAGCTGGCCCCATGCACAGACGAGGAGTTTTTAACCGCATACATGGAAGCGCACCGCAGTAAATACGGTGAAGACTTCCAAGTCTGACAGAGGTGGAGCCATGCCCAGAAAGTCAACCACTAGCACCGAAGTAAAACGGCGCTACAACGACAAGGTTTATTCCGTCGTTCGTGCCGAACTTCCGAAGGACACAGTTGCAGCGTTCAAAGAGAAGTGCAAAGAAACAGGCGTCAGTCAGGCAAGCGTGATCCTGGAAGCAATCGAAGCATTTTTGCAAAACGGCCACGAAAACGACCACGGCACCGCAAAAGCCCAGTAATTACAAAGCCTTTGGCGTTTTCAAGATGGGTTCGAGTCCCACCACCGGCACCAAAATAACCAAGTCCCCGATTCGTCAAGAATCAGGGACTTTTCTTTATTTTACTGGCCTTTTCCGGCATTTCCAGACCCGTCAAAAATGACGTCGCACTATCAAAAATGACGCTCAAAACTCAATTCTGACCGCGAAAACGGCCACGAAAACGTCCACGAATTGCCGCCCTTCGAAGCGGCTTTTTTATTTCCCGAAAAAGCTTGTAACCTTAGCCGTTGCTTCATTCTTTCCGGCTGCGGTTAGCCTTATGTAAACCCTATGCAGCGTCGCATCGTTCGCCCAGCCGCCCCACTCCTGGATCTGGCGGGAAGGGATCTGAAGAAAATAGCACAAAGACGCGAAGCTGTGCCTGAGTCCCGAACAGGTAACCTCGGTCACTTCTGCCCGTTTGCAGGCCCGTTTAACGTCATCAAGCATCGTGTTTGCACCAATTACCACCACAGGGCCTTCCTTGCCGTCAGCGGCCTTCAGAAGCTCCAGGAGCCTTGGAATCAAGATGGGCATTGTTCTGGTTGACGTTCTGTTCTTGTTCTGCTTTTTTGCCACGTTCCCTTCAGGGCCTCGGACCAGGGCACCCTTGATATGCAGCACGCCATGCTTCAGATCAACGTTCTCCCAGGTCAAACCGCGCATCTCAGACAGCCTCAAGCCGTGTAGGAGAAGCAGGGCGGGGATCTCATACGTCCGCCCTTCCAGAGCTTTACAGAACGGCTTGATTTCTTCCGGCTGCAGAAAGTCGATTTCGGCCACAGGAGCAGGAGCCAGACGGACCTTCGGCACCGGGAAGCCCACATGCTCCAGGGACGACCGCACAAGAGACCACGCATTCTTGACTGTCTTCGGGGACTTATCCCCCAGCTCCGCGTCGATCATCTCCTGGAAGTCCAGATCCTTCAGCTTCACCTGCTGGTAGTCTGGGAACCTCGTCCTGCTGTAGATCTCATAACTCCGGAGCGTAGACGGGGAGAGTGTAGCTTTGCTGTGCTTTATGTATCGCTCTTGTGCTTCAGTCAGGGTCAGCTCCCGTGCTGCTTTTGTGGCGGCGATCCGTTTTCCAAGCTTGTACTCGGTCTTGACTTCCAGCGCGGCGGCCCTGCACTCTTCCGGCGTCGCTCTGGTGATGCTGATATCCTCATCCCCCAGCCGGAGCCGGACGCGGTAATTGCCGCTTTTCAGGCGCTGAACTTTCGGTTCTTTCAAAATACACCCCTCTACGAAAATTCCACTTTTTCAGACGGATATTTGCCTTTTATATTCTGGACATAATAACTGCCAAGCGAATCAGAAGAAACAAATTCTTTGTATACAGCAGGCGGAACTTTGCTGTAAATATACGCAACATCCGGATTGCTATGAAAAGAAATGGCTAGTTTTTCATGCTGCGAACTATAGGAATACCAGGAAATTGACGATGAATTTGCCGCAACTGCATGGTCAAGCAAGTCAAGCGGTGAAAAATCATCCTCTGATATTATTTCATCCCATTCCTCTTCTCTTCTTTCCTCTTCTTTCCTCGCCTCTTCTAATTGCTGCAGCTCCTCTTCACGTTCTTCCTGCGTCATCTTATGCGGAGTTGGCTCAGCCGTGCGCCGGTCCTCCCGTATCTCAATGAACCCATGAACCGCGAAAGCAAAAATAGCGATCCAGAGAATGGCATTAAAAAAATATGCTACTTTCAGGCCGAATCGTTTTCGCTGCTCGTTTCTTTTCGCCTTTTCCTCTTCGGGTCTTCTGGCATTCTTCTCCTTTGCCTTCATGATTAATCCAATAACCGGTATTCCGATTAAGGGCGCGGCAATGGCCCATATTGCCCCAATGTCGAGGAAGTCCATTTCATGCACCCCTCTTCCACTCAAGCGTCAAAACGTCCTTGTCGCCATAAAGATCATCCCGGATAATGTGCCAAAGCTCGTGCTCGTAGCTGTCTATTTGATCTTCGCGACTATAATCCGGATTTAGATAAACGGAGAATGTCCCATCCGAATTCAGCCGGACCGCTCCCCTCACATTATCCGGCAGCCTCAGCATCCGTACAAAGTAATCAGCACCTTCAATCGGAAGTGCCATCTTGTCACCCCTCTCTCATACTCTCAAAAAGCTCTGTGACCTTCTGCACCGTTTCCGGCTTTGTCTTCGCTCCGGCGTGAAGCATGGCCCGGAGATCCGGCCGGTCCCTCAGAAGTTGCAGTGTTTCAACAAGCTCGTCCGCTTCACTCTGGACGGGCTTTTTTTCTTCTTCACGCTTCTTTTGCTGAAACTCAAAAATATCTTTCATTGTGTCTGTTCCATACAAAATATACTGCGGAGTCACGTCAAGATATCGCGCAATGATGTCCAGACGATCTGCTCGGAAATTCCCAGACCGGATCTGTGAAATATACGCATTAGCAAATCCGCAGTCTTTTTCAAGCCGCGAAATAGGAATATTCCGCTCTTTGCAAATAGCTTTAACCCGCTCAACTGGCGTCATTTCCAAAACCTCCATAAATTTTTTCGTTAAATTCCTAAATTTACGCTTGACAATTCGGAATAACTCTATATAATGGAGGCAAGATTTAGAGAGCTTCCAAAATTGTAGAGTTATTCCTGTAGTGATGTGGCAATTACTATATTAGATTATTCTCTACATTTTGTCAATAGTTTTCTCTAAATTGTAACGAATTTTAGGGAGGTGATTATTTGGTCTATGACAACATCATTCGGCTTTGCCAGGACCGCAAAATCAAGGTCTCGCGCCTCGAAAAAGAGCTGGGCCTTGGGAACGCGACAATCCGCGGTTGGGCAACTTACAATCCGCGCGTCGATCTGCTGAAAAAGGTCGCTGACTTTTTCGGTGTGACCATCGACGAATTGATTTCAGACACAACAACGAAATGATACCACAAACCCTGTCCAATATACGGGACACATCGTAAGAAAGGAGAACCCCATGAGCAAACACAATAACCTCGTCCAGATCCCCATCGGCCATGTCTGCATCAGCGCACACGAATACGGCGCCATGCTCAACGGGCTTCGCGCAAATGCCAGCCAGATTGATGACCTTCGTGAAGAGAACGGCGAACTTCAGAAGCACATCACCGAGCAGGCCGTTAACCTTGCCAATTCCGAAGCCAAAGTCGCCGACCTTGAAAAGGAACTCAACGAGAAGCAGGACAGCGTTCTGTACTGGTATCAGAAGTACACCGATCTTGCCGACAAACTCAATGCGGTGAAGGATCATGCCGAAGCTGAAGAGACCTGACCCGCCGTTCTGGGACGTGCGGCGTCTGCTCCTGGGCTATGAGCTATCAGCTCCGCTCCTCAGCAAAGCCGCCGGGATCAGCGAGAGCACCGC